GTCATCCAGTCTATAAAGAACTTTTTCCAAATGCCAGCCAGAGCGTTTGCATTCCTCAATCCACTCCGCCACAAACTTCGGCACCACAAGCTTCTGCGGTTCGTGGATTTGGTTGATAACCGATACAATTCGGTCAAATCTTACCGCGGCAGCCTCTCCAAATCCCACTTTGTACTTCTTCAATTCATTAATCGCTTCCTGTTTATTCATCTGTTTCCTCCAATTTTCTCGCTATCGCCTCAATCACATTAACCGTGACTGAGTTGCCAGCTTGCTTGTACAACTGGCTATTACTGTTTACTGCCTGGGCTCTATCAAACGCCCAATCTGGAAAACCTTGCAACCTCCAACACTCACGAGGTGTCAATTTGCGGATGCGGATGCCATCTAATATGCCGAATGTCCCTGCTTTGGTATTCCCCTGATGGCCACTGGCAGTGAGTGTGCCAACCTCGTCTTTGGTTTTTCGGTTGTAAAAATCATACACAACAACACCCTGCTCCTCGCCTGTCAAGAGAGTATTCGCCATCTGCTTGCCAACACGTCCCCGTCGTGTGGCAGAATTGGGATGTGACAGATTGATAGAATCACCAACCGTTGCCTCAGAATAACCTTTGGTAGTTGCCTCTTTGATGGCTAACAAGTTATTTTCCTGCCAGCTGTTGCTAGTTAATGTAGGCGCTGTATCGTGTTCTCCACCTTGATTGTATCCGTGGCCTCGTTGGATGATTTTAGGTTCTCTATTGCCACCTTGCATCGTATTGAGACAAGGAGAGATGCCGTTTGGATAATAGACACGACCTACTTGCGGATTGCCTCCAAAACTATCTGTATCAAGCAAATTTCCAACTTGAACAGCTACGCCATGCTTGTCTTGTGCAGTCAACGTAAACATCGGCTCTCCATCTGTTTTAAACCTACGACCATTCTGCCGTTTCTCCTCTCGGTCTGGAGTGAGGACTGGGATAGCGACTTTCAATGGGTCTTTTTGCGTTGTTGTGCTACATAATGTTGGAGCAAGACTATCAACAGAGACCACGTCACCACTTTGCGACCTACCCATTTTTCTGATATTGCCGACCTTATTTATTTTTGATTGTTTAGTATCAGCCGCTGTGTCATCTCCTCCGAAAGGAAATATCGCTCGTCCACCTGCTCCTCTAAGATGTCCGATAATAAACACCCGCTCTCTGTTCTGGGGGACTCCAAAATTCTTGCTGTTGAACACTTGCCATTCCGCGTCATACCCCAGTTCATCCAACGCTCTGAGGATGGTCTCGAATGTATTTCCGTTGTCGTGGTTGAGGAGTCCTGTGACGTTTTCAAGGAATAAATATTTAGGTCTGAGAATAGATGCGAACCTAGCAATCTCAAAGAACAAAGTCCCTCTAGTATCCTCAAATCCTGCCCGCTTTCCAGCAATACTGAAAGCCTGGCACGGAAATCCTCCACAGATAACATCCACACGTCCGATTCCTCGAATAGACTCATCTGTGACTCTTGTGATGTCATGAAATTCAAATTCTCCTTTCGTATCGTGGATTGCTTTGTAGCTCTTTCTAGCAAACGGATCAATCTCACAAAAGCCAACACATTCATGTCCAGCTCGTTCCATACCTAGTCGAAATCCACCAATGCCAGCGAATAAGTCTAGGAATTTCAAGATGTTTCCTCCAACTCAATATCACTAATACAAACGCTATCTAAATACACCTTACCTTTGAAATCTGATGTGACCTTCTTAGCGATTTTCACCCGTTTTACCTCAAAATCTTTTTCAGGATTGAATTTCTTCCACTCAGGAAATGGCCAAAGATTCGCATCATAGCCCATAAATCTCAACTCAGACTCTGTTGTGTTGTCCTTATCCAAAATCCACTCTTCGTCACAAATACGATACTTATCGCTGTGTACAACAAACCCAGCTCTGTATTTTTCAATTACTTCTGTTTTGGTCATTTGTATTCTCCCACTCAAAATTGATAACAATCTTAATGATATCTACAATAGTCTTATGCGCCCTGTCGTTAGCACTCGAAGACCATTTGTCCCACGTATCACGGAACGGCATGAATCCTCTATCAAAACAATGTTCCATAAAGTCTGTAGAATAAACATCCTCCTTTTCTAAAATATCATCGTATTCATCTAATTGTTGGCGGTATGACTCGCCTAAAATCTTTGTAATTTCAAAACTTGTGTCAGTACAACCTCTTAAATAAGACCTGCGAAGATTATCCAAATAAAGTAATTTGTCCTCAAATGTATAATCTTTATTGGTTCCTCTAGTAAAGTTCACAAAACTCTTTTTAACCAAATCTTCGAAATCATCAGGTAGACATTCTGTCTCAATAGTCTCAATATAAGGCAATCTAATTTTCATTCATTCTCTCCAATCTTCTCGTTTCTCCTTTATTAAAGAGCGTACTCTTTTTCTGGCACTACCATCAACTACCCCCATACCTCGTCCGATGATACTCCTCGGCCATACGATCCAGCTCGGCTACAAAATCATCACCAGGCAAAGCCATCAAGCGAGCCTTTTCAGACATACGTAGCGGATAATTCGCTACTTGCCAATCCAACATCTTGTCTAGTTTCAAATAACCGTCCATTAGTCCTCCACCTCTATAATTTTAAAATTCCCCTGCAGATACAACTGCTTTGTCATTACGACACCAACCTGCCAATTTGCGTACCGAAAGGCCTGACGCTCATTGCCGTAGAAAATTTCCAAACCAGTTGTCGAATGCCTCACATCACGGACAAAAGGGCTGTCTTGCTTAAGACCGTGTTTCAGAATGACCCGTTTTACCTTGTCTAATCCTTCCATAAGTTCATAGCCTCCAAAAATTCAGGCGAAACATCAATATTCTTAGGCAGTTCCTGTTCTTGTTGCCTAGCTCGAACGAGTTCTACTGTCAGTAACTTATCATTCTTCCAATTTCTTAAAATCGCTTTGATATAATTCCATACAGGTTTATTGCGAAATACCCCTTCTTTAAGAGCTTCCCTTATTAACTCAGGGGGAAGCCCTTCTTCAGTAGCAAATTTCTGGATGTCCTCAATTTCAAATGGACTTAATAATCTTCCAAAGCCAGCTTCGAAATCTTTGAATAATTGCTTGATTGAATAATCGCTATTATTTATACAACTACTACTAGATAAGTTTATATCTATATCTTTCTCTTGTTCTTTCTCTTTCTCTCCGTTACCGTTTGTTTCATCGCTGTTACTCTGTAACACTCTTTGGTTCTCACGATGCTTGCGAACCCTACGGGCACTTGCGGTTTCGCTACCTACCATCTCTGGGACTTGCTCCAAAAAATACTCCCTATCCGATATTTTTGATAACAGTTTTTTGGACTGTAAAAAAACAAGGGTAATTTTTACATTTTCCACATCTTCGTCAATTACCAGCGCAATTTCTTCAGCCAAGTTATCGGCGACCCCGTCAAAAAATAGAATCCCGTTGTCTTCCAGGCTCAACAGCATCATCTTAAGATAGATAATCGTGTGAGTGTCCCCTCCTGCTATTTTTCGAAGCAACTTCATTTCCTTGGATTTGAAGAAATCCTGTGCGAGTTGAATCCAATAGTACCGCTTATTTGCATTTGCCAATCTCTATACCTCCATTCTCCTCCCACATCTCAGCATTTACACCTTTATTAAACAAGTCCTGCTGATAAATTCTAGCCTTCTGCCAGGTATCAAATGACCGTTTTTGGTAAAATCTATAACCACGCTTGGTCTTGGTCTTCTTTGCCACAATCCAAACCATAGCTAGACCTCTCTATCTGCCAATAGCTCAGCTTGGCATTTGTTGACATTCTCCAAATAGTCAATCCGTCGGTTTAGTTGGTCAATAAGTCTAGCTTGCCCTATACACTCTTGATTTTTCAGCAAAGCCAGTTTCTTGTATTCCTTGGCTGTGTGTCTAGCGCTGGCCAATTCACGTTCCAACTCATGTTGGCTTTTAGGAATGTAGTCATCTTCATCCACGCTCAAAAACTTCTTAATCATGTTCCAAAATTTCATATCATCCTCCGTAATATGTCCGAATTTGCAAGTAACGCAGATTTCTTTCTGGTTGCTTTTCTTCAATCACTGGCTCCTTGACCTCTATTTCAATCTCAACAGGCTTACGGATCAGCCAGATTAAGATTAGGGTAAAAATAGCAATAAATGCCAAACCTTGTTCTGCTGTTAACATCAATTCTTCTGTCATATCGCTGTCCTTTGCCAATTATTGTGGTACCATTCAATTACTGCATCACGAGGGTACTTCTCGCGAGCATTCGGAATACGTGGAAAATCTTTGTGACAATTAAATCGTGCATCAAAACTCCCTGTATCCTTTGTTCCAAGCAACATTTCAGCACATTGTGACTTGTTGAGTTCCATAGGAAACCGTCTTTTTTCGTCCGTAACAACGTGCATGACCTTCAACGCTCTATCCATTAAGGCAGATTCGAATTCATCAACCATTTGTAATAATCTACTGTCCATGGTATAATCCTCTTGTATGTTTATATTTGAGCCTGATTGCCGTCAGGCTTTTTGTGTTGTATTCCAGTAGTTTTCTAAGTTAACCGACAAGATTGCTGCTAGGTTTTTCTTCTCTGTTTCAATCTGTCGCCTGTATGGTGCCAACCCATCCAATCTCTCCTGCTCTGACTTAGGCAGGTAATATCCATTTGGCTTAGTCTTCTTTGCTACTATCGGATGATTAAAATTAACCCGCAAGCTTTCAATCACTTCTTCCAAGCTACGCTTTGAAATACTGAATATTAGCCGTAGTTCACTCGCTTGGATTGGCAAGTCGTAACTAGCATTATTTTTGATAGCATTGAGAACTTTGATTTCCAAGTCATTCATTTCCCTAGATACTGTCATGCCATTTCCTTTCTGATTTTTCCCAGTGCCAACACAGTCTCCCACACATCTAGCCCCTCGAGGCTATCAACTATCAGTTGACTGAGCTGGTAGTTTTTCTTTTGCCAGTTGGCAATCAATTTACTTTCCATTTCTCTCTTCCTTTCCAATCTTGTTCCCCTCCCCTATCCATGCTATAATTTAGCTATCAACAAGGAAAGGAGATAACAATATGAATGATTTTGACAGTCTAAAGCAGGCCAGTTATACACTAATTGCCGAACTAATCGAGAAAAATTCGGCTGATGTAGCAACTGCCACAGTCATTGATGTCATTGAAAAGTTGTTAGCTGCTAAAGATATGCAAGTTGATCAACTTGCAACTGAAAAAGCAGCAAAGACACTCAATGATATAGCTGATAAAGCCTCTGAGTAGCTTTTTCTAATTCTTGTTCAGCCTTTTCTTGCCTTTTTTGACCTTTGACACGATATGCTGAATAAGCTTTTTCCCAAGCCTTGACTATATCCATAGTTGAGGCTTTTAATTTTCCGCTATATGGATACCGTTTTGGTCTCATCCCCTCACCTCCTCCTAATCTTCTTCCACCACATTCTGAACTTCCACAACCTCTACATGAGCCTGCTTGACTATCAAATCTTTAGAAGCACAGTAGCGAATTAAGATGCTCACTGCCTCGCCAATTTTCAAATCATGCTCATTAGCAAAATCTACAACATACTCATACGCGTCCGATTCGATACGGACCACTTTTTCAGCTATTTTCATTTGTTCCTCCTCAAAACTTCTCCCAAGGATTTTCAATTCCCAAGACAGTAGCAACATTTTGCTTTACATTATCACTACCTTTTCCGTAGCGTAACAACTCAGAAATGACCGAACTAGACACGTTAACACTTTGAGCTAATTCAGATTGCTTCATGTCAAGTTCAATCAATCGAGTTTTAATCAGAGCTTTGATTTCTTTTAACTCTTTGCTCATATTTTTCCTTTCTTAAATTTGGTATAATAGACTTGAAATCTTTATAGAAAGGAGGTCAAGTCATGGATATAAATCAAGTTCGCATATTGGAAGCATGCCATAAATTTTTGATTGGCATTACTTCTTGTAAAGACACACTTCAAGATGATACTCTTGTCTATCTGTACCGAGGTCAACGAATTACGTTTGAGACCTATCAGGAATATAGCAATCTGACATTCACAGATTACCATTTGCAGTACGGTCGCTTGCGCGGAGAAAACAGCTATATTAACAATAGGCAGGAATTGGTTGACATCTTCCCTAGCGATGAGCATTTACGGGCTTTACAGAGAATATCTGATGCCGACCAAGCTCGAATCCAGATCGTCAAATTGCTGACCCAAATCAATCTTGAAGTGCTATCTTCCAAGTATTCTGTCTTGAAAAAAGATAATTACGGATACGATTTCTACAACTTTGAAACCAAAGAAAACTATCCAATCTATCTTTTTTCAGATAATGACAACTTTGAGCTAGTTGCTATCAGTTGATACAACTTCGCCTTCAAAGTCGAATGTTTTTAGCTCGTGAGTCAGTTGTTCAAGCTCACGGGCTTTTTTATTAAACTCATTGCTCAGTTCAATAAAACGATCAATATTTGCAATTTTGACGGTTACAGTCATTGATCCGAATCCCATAGAATTTCCTCCTTTTATTATTTTTGCTAAAAAGTTAGCGAACTTCTTGACAATTTTAAATAAATGATTTAAAATCAAAGCATAGAGAAAAGACCTACTAAAAAGTAAGGTTTTACCTAGAAAAACAGACGCCAATCAGTTTCATTAGGCTTTATTTTTTAGTTGTCTTATTCGCTAACTCTTTAGCTTACGTATTTAATTTTAAATCATTTAATTAACTTTGTCAACGATTTTAACTAAATAATTTAAAATATTTTTTCGTATGCTTAGAAAGGTTGTTAAATCAATGTTTCTGACATTTGAACGGATTAAGGAACTTGCAAAAAAACAGGGTTTATCTCTAAATGCCCTTGAAGAAAAACTTGGTTATAGTCGTAATACACTTTATTCGCTGAAAAAACAAAAGGCTAGTACCGAGAGAATGCAAGAAATTGCTGATTATTTCAATGTTTCTTTAGACTATCTCCTCGGCAGAACAAATAACCCACGAATTGCAGATGACCAGAAGTTCTACTTTGAGGGACAAGAAGTGGATGTTGAGGAACTAGCTGGCACTGCCATGCGTTTCAATGGTAAACCACTGACCGACAAGGACAAGAGAGCTATTCAGCGAATCATTGAAGGTTTCTTATTATCTCAAGAGGAGTAATTTCCTATGACAGTTAGAGAGCTTTGTCAAAAGTTCCAGATTAGACTACATATCTTTGAAGATGATGAATACGAGGATGAAGCTTTCTATATACCTGGACTACAAACTATGTTCATCAGCAGCAATATCACTGAAGACGAACGAGTAAAAGTGGCCTTGCATGAATTGGGTCACAAAGGGCATTTACCACATCTCTACGAAATATTTCGTGAGAAATACGAGATGCAAGCAAACAGAAATATGATTCATCATCTACTCAAAGCAGAAATGGAAAATTGTGAAGATTATTCACATTTTAACTATCTAGTCTTTATGGAGAAGTATAAACTGAAAACCATAGCTGATGAGGCTATGGTTAAGGAAGAGTATTTAAATTTAGTTGGCTAAAAATACGTGCAAATGCTGATCCACGTTAAAAGCTGCGATAGGAGATTCTCATGGAAAAGAAAAGTGAGAAAAAAGCGTTAGGCATTATTGCCATTGTTTTAGGTGTTATTGCATTGCTTGGTTCTTGGGTTCCAATCATCAATAACATTTCATTCTTCTTTGGGCTACTTGCTCTGTTGTTTGGTGCTATTGGGCTTTTTGTAAACCGCAAAAATTCAAAAACTCTAACAATCGTTGGTACAGCACTAGCTGTAGTTTCGATGGCAATTGTACTAATCACTCAATCAATGTACAGTAAAGCTATTGACGACGCAAGCAAAGCTGTCGAAACTGCTGTAAGCGAAGTTGAAACATCTATGTCATCTTCTCAAGCAGCGGTTGATGAAAACTTCAAATGGACAAAAGCTGACTTTGATGCTCTTGTAGTTGGTGAAAGCCTGTCTGGTGTTGGTGGTGCAAACTTGGACGAAATCATCGCTAAATTTGGTGAGCCACAAACTTCATCAGAATCATCTTCCGAAAACTATACAACAAAATACGTTGACTACAATACAATGGGTGGAACAGAATACAAGAGTGTGTCACTACAATTTGTGCAACAAGAAGATGGTTCTTGGTTGCTATCTTACAAACATTCAAGCGGGATTGAATAATTTGTAAAAATAAAAAAGCCCTACGCTCAACTTTGGACGGTCCGAACGTAAGGCGAATCATGTATAGTCAGAAACCTGCTTTGCAGTAGGTCTCTTTACTATACCCATTTTATCAGATTTGAAAAGGGAAATCAATGGCATATTTTAGAAAAAGGGATAACGGTTGGGAATACCGTATCTCATATAAGGCTCCCGATGGATCATTTAAGCAAAAATCAAAAGGTGGATTTGCTACTAAGAAATTAGCTCAATCTGCTGCAAGCAAAACAGAGAGATTACTTAACAATAATGTCCGTGTTGATGACAAACAAACATTTTTGGACTATTATCACAACTGGGCTGAGATACATAAAAAGCCAAATGTCACGCCTGTCACTTGGAAGAAATATCAGCATACAGAAAGCAAAGTCAAGTTGTACTTTAAAGATACAAAGTTAACCGAAATTACAAATAGCATGTATCAACAAGTACTCAATCAATTTGCCAGCACACACACCCAAGAAACAGTTGAAAAATTCCATTATCAAGTCAAGGCAGCAGTTAAGATGGCTGTGCACGAAGGCATTATTGAGCGGAACTTCTGCGATTTTGCTATCATACGTTCGACGGTAGAATCATTCGCCAAAGAAACCAAGTTTTTAGAAATGGAAGAGTATACCGACCTAATCCGACAGACAAGAGAAAAGATGAAATATCATTCGTATGCAATCATATACTTAATCGCTGTCACAGGTATGCGTTTTGCTGAAGCAGTTGGATTGACTTGGGATGATATAGATTTTGAAAATGGATTGATTGACATCAATAAAACTTACAACTACAATACTACATTTGATTTTGCACCAACAAAGAACAGTAGCTCGATGAGAAAAGTCCCTATTGATGATCAGACTATCAATTTGCTGATTGAGTACAGAGAAAAGTATTGGATTGAGAACGATCAAAATAGAATTTTTGCTTCCGTTTCGAATGCAGCAGCCAATAAGACTATTAAGAAAATTGTTGGGCGAAATGTCCACATACACTCATTAAGACATACCTATGCTTCATACTTGATTACCCAAGGTGTTGAGTTGATTTCCATTTCCCAATTATTAGGACATGAAAATTTAAACATCACACTCAAAGTCTACGCTCACCAGCTTGAATCATTAAAAGAAAAAAGCAATGACAAGGTCAGAAAGATATTTGAAAAATTTGGGGCAGATTTGGGGCAGACATAA